CCAGTGTACAGTCGCCACGGATAGAGCATAAAAAACAATAGTCTCCAAGGGAAAAGTTGTTGCATTTCCCATTGTACTCACTATTGGTAGCTCCATCCAGTGGTCCTTTCTCACTTCGATATCTTTACAACGAATTGTATTGATAGCACCTACATACTTAGGAGGAAACAAGTCAGATACACATATTAAATGCACTGAATCAGAAGCCCCTTTGCAGTCTAAGGTACTGTTTCGAAGAGTTATACTACTTTCCATGGCACCGTTTTGATGCCAGAGTGGTAGCTTGTCGAGACAAAGGCCCCAACTACTTAATGCTTCTGCGAACAAGAACATGAGTCCCTGTTGTAAAAACATATTTATAGTTGGTTCGATCGCTATATTGCGATTCTTTGTATTATCCTTTGGTACTGTTTGAAAAGTAGAACCACGAACGATCTTGTATTTTGGACTGGTATTAAACCTATTCAATTCGAATATCGCAGCTTCCAGCTGCGGGTCCCATGCAAGTAAACGTTCAAAGAGAACTATCGCATCACGGGTACCCGTTATAGGGTACGTAAACTTAGCTTCCCAGCTAGTGTTTACAAATTTGGTACCTTTTGTGGTACCGGGTCCGTTTCGGCATGCTGCAAACCATGACTCTTCGTCAAGGTCAGGCAGTAAACCGGATATGATACTTCTCGCACACTTAAGGATTGTAGCATCTCTAGCACACTCTGGATCTCTGGGCTTGTTAAGCCAGTGGAAATCCAGGCGTATGCAATTGCTAACAAAATTAGAACGCGCTTCTTCGTCGAGTATTTTTTCGTCGACATCCGAGGTTTTGTACTTTTTCTGTAAAGCATTGAGAATACTTCCTTGTAAATCAAAGGTGTGTTTACCCTTCTTCAACAGTTTGAAAGGTAAATTAGTGAGGTCCTGTGAAACATGCTGATAAAGTTGTTTGGCCAAATTATCAACGGTCAAAGAGCTTAGCGCTTTCATATGTATTCCTTATTAAAATACAAAGGTTAGGTGGGTTATGCTGGTTGCAGTTGTTGTTCCAAAAGAACACGAATTGTGCCATCCGTAATTAATCCGCTTATAAATTCCTCTATAAAGTCGGACGCATCAGAGATGGTTGTTTCTGGATGTCTCGAAAACGAGAGCTGGATGGAGTTTGCACCAACGCTACCGTCTGCTGTAACGATGGGTTTCCCCAGCGTTACAACTTGACGAGCTTGTTGCATACCACCCGGTGCTTTCGGATTTGCGACCGCCGGACTTACTTTTGAAGTAAGACGACGACGTTGAGACAATTCTGCACCAGACTGAATCATCAGCACATCATTACCGTTGGCATTTTGTGTGACGAAGGTTAAAGCTGACCCACCAGTAACACTAGTGGTAGCGCCTGTTTTTAATTCTAAGGACATAAATTATCCCTCTTACGGTTAGAAGTTAAGGAACTGCAAT